AATTTAAATGATCTCTCACCAAAAGATCTTATGATCAAACAAAAATCCTGTGTTTCTGACACTGGAGATGTCTATATGGCTGAAGTAGAATTAGCTGGCTTTGCAAAAAAAGATATCTCGATTCAGGTAACTGATGGAGTTGTTGAGCTTAGCGCAAAAAATAAGGATCGCTCTCAGAAATTTAAATTACATTTAAATGATTTGGTGGCAGAAGATCACATCTCAGCGGAAATTAAAAATGGCTTACTTAAATTGACATTGCCTAAGAAAAGCGTTTCGGAGGCAAGGCAAATTGAAATCAAGTAATGCCTATATATGTTTATAAACATCCCGAACAAGAAGAATACCGTGAGGTGTTTCAGGGGATGAATGATGAACATGTTTATTCTGAAGGGGGCGTTGAGTGGCAGAGAATTTTTTTGTCGCCCAACGCCTCCGTTAGCACATCAATTGATCCTTTTAACAGGCAACAGTATATAGATGCCACCTACCAGAAAAAGGGGACGGTGGGAGACATGATGGATCTATCGGCAGAGCTTAGTGCAAAAAGAGCCGAAAAGACTGGGGGCAAAGATCCAATAAAGGAAAAATTCTACGACAACTATGCCAAAGAAAGAGGTGGCGCGGAACATCCTCAAAGGATGAGAGAGCAGGGCTACGAAAGCAAAAATGTCAAAGTAGACTACGATTAGTAAGAGCTTCCACTAATTTTTAATCCCTTTGTGTCGGTTACTTCAAAAGAAAATTGAGCATCAAAGCTCATTTGTCCGTTAATCGGCATGGAATAATTATAGGAAGTTAGTTGGGCATCTTCAATCTGATAAATTATTTTTTTATCCCCTGAGGTTGCTAGAGTTAAGTCAAAATCATAACTAGAGTTATTCTTTAAAACTCCAGTTATTTGACCATCATCAAAACCAGAAACCAAAGAGGAAACAGAAAAAGTTCCTTGCGCTGGTAGTAGAGCCTTTCTCCCGTAAGCAAAATCACTTCCCAAGCCATAATTAGATACTCTGTCTAGACTTACGGACATGTCTACAGATTGAATAAAGTGGGTTCCAGAAAGCCTCTGTCCTCCTACTTGTAAATTTTCTAAATTTACAGTGCTACTAGGTCTAGAAGGGTTTGGAATTTCGGGTTTAGTTTTTCCATTATCAAAATTAAATACACATAACCCCACTTCATTATTGTTGCCGCTTTCTAAATTAATAGCGGGAGACTGCATACTGGTTCCAGTTAAATCTTCATACTTCATATTAGAGCAAATATAAGAAGTAGAAACTGTTGGAAATAAACCTATTGAATAAGAAAGATTATAAGAAGAGGGAAAACAATTTCCAAATGCTATACCCTCCCAGCCCACAAGGTCAAGGGTTGATCCAAGATTAACTGAATCTATTGCATCATCTTCTTGATTAGGTGCATTTAAAACATAAAAATTAGTGTTAGCATCTAAATATCCTGAAAACATCGGAACAAAACGATGGACTGATGTTTGACAAAAACAGCCATGATATTCATTTTGTAATTCAGGCTCTAGAATATAAGAAAGATCTAATTGAACATCAGGTTGACTAAAAATATCTGTAGAAGCATAATTTTTAGCTCCTAGTTGTTTTGTGTTTTGCCGAGAAAAAGAAACAGAATAGTCGCAACTCTGAACAAAATTATACAGGTTCAAATCTATATTTGATGTAAAAAAAGCGCTTGTGGAATTTTGAACGCCCACAATTGCATTGTTACTTTTTAAAATATTTCTTGCCATATTATGTTCCTGTTGGGATTACACCAAGAGGATCTTCTATAAGACTTACTCTGAGCGTGTGAGAATTGTAAGAATTCCACTCATGTGTCCATTCTGGGCAATAATAAACCTTGGGTCGGTTGTATACTGAGGGAATTTGATGCTCAAACCTACGATATGCGGCTTTATTTTCCAAAAAGAAAAGCATAGATTTAAGCTGCTGGTCTGTAATGTTTGTAAAAGTATAATCTATGTTGAATGTTGATATGTTGTCGTTGGATTTTATTCTCTGAACAAAAGAATTTGTGAATTCTAATTTATCTACTTTGATTTTAACATCATTCTGAGTTCCAATATCTGGCTCAAAAAAGAACTCCTTAGTCCATAGAGGATTGTTTCCAGTAGGGCTATTATCTTCTGATGAAGTGTGATCTCCGCTACAATAGTAAAAGTTATCCAGCTTATTTCCATTGATTGTCCCATTGGGGTTTCTTCCTGTATATATTACATCATACTTTTGATAAGTTGTAGAAGGAGTCCAGCCCTCAAATGGAACATTGGCAAAATTACCACCAGACCAATTCAACAAGGTGGGAGCGTGATCTACACTAATTTTAGCAGCTACTTCAAAGTGTTGATTATTAATAAAATTAATTGCATAATTATCGCAAAAACCAGAAACAGTTTTGTAAATACCAGAATTGTCAGGGGTAAATTCTAAAGGGTTTTGTCCAGATTTACTTTCAAAAAATGTAGCCAGTCTTCTGGCTCCACTTTCGTTAGTATCATATCTAACCGAAAACTCACAAGTTAAACTATTAAGGGATAAGGGTATTATATTATTATAAAAATCATCGGTAGGATATTGATGATTAGATCCCTTAAAATCTACCCTAGATCCATAAACAGGAGTAAAGTCCATTCCCGACAATTGAGGGGTAACGGATATGCCTGAGAGGTTTGAGTCTCTATTATAGAATAAACTTTCGCTCATTGATGACCTATATAGTTAAGAGTTAAACGTAATGTCCCATCAGCAGAAGAAGTTAAATTTTCTCCCACCAGAGATGCGTTAGGAATAGTAAGGGATTGAATCTCGGTTCCATCTCTACCATTAATACCAAATGTAACAGTTCGATCATCTTTCCCATTTTCAAAAAAACTATATCCGCTTTCCATAAAAACGTCATCCACCTCCAACTGAACGCTGGCGGTATATTGAATTGGAGAAATATGTTTTACGTCTACTGGATCTTGAGATCCTATTGTGTAATAAGGAATCTTGTTGGATGTTAGTGAATAATCAAAACCTATAACTCTATTGCTGGTAGTTTTATCACAGGTAGCGGTTATTGAGCCTTGACTTGGTATGAAAATGTCTGTGGTCTGCTCTCCACTTGCATTAATTCCGCTTCTCATTTCATCATAGACAGAGAAACTAGCATTAACAGTAGGTATTGTTCCTACTGCACAATTAACTGAGTAAGAAGTAAGGTATCCACTAAAAAATCCGTATGATGTATTATTATCATAATTAAAACTCCCCTTCATTACGTTGTCTCCCGTAAAATCCAATATCGGATCGTCGTAAATTAGATCACGCGAAAAAGAAACAGCTTGCTGGCTTGGCCCGCCTACTGTGGTTAGTCCGTTTTTATATCCAAGAGGATTTGTTACATTGGCGCTATTTTGATAAGATATCTCTAAAGACTTAACCCCAGACAACTCTCTAGCTGATGGGCTTCCTCCCTCAAATCCAGAAATAAAAAAATGAGATTCGTAATTTAGCTTTGATCCATACATTACGCCCTAGCCTGTCTTAATGATCCACCTAATCTTTTTTCTTCGTCAATAACCTGTCTAACAACGTCTCTGATCCTTACCGCCAAGGCTTGTTGATCTTCATCTACATTGCCATCTTGGTTTGTTGAGCCATCAGAATTAACAGTAATGTTAATAACGCTTTCACCGCCGTTTTCAGAAACATCAATAAGTTCGTCCAACCTTTCGACAACATCGCGATTATTTCCCCCTGCCCCAGAGTTTAAAGCTGCAAGGTTTCCTCGACCCACTCGCTCAGTAGCTGCGGCATTCATGACAAATTCACCACCAGACAACATAGTCGGCACAGTGTCTACTCCAGCCGCATAAGGAACCTCACCACCTGTAGCCCTTTTATCAATTCCTGGGATACTTAACCTCTGCCCAAAACGCTGGCCCGCATCATAAGACCTCGACCAAAAATTAAAAAGCCTGTTGTTGCTCTCACCCATTCTAGTGAAAATGTTGCCCAAGCCTCCCCTCGACGCGCCACCTGCTCCACTAAGCTCGCTCGGATCTACAGGAATAGCTTTAAGAACTCCTGTTTGATTTGGATTTGGTGTTGGCGTTTTTCCTGCGAAGCCCTTTGTTGCGAAGCCAATTCCTGCTGTGACCACGGCTGCTAAAATAGCTCCCCGCAAAGCGCTCTTTTGTTCTTCTGCTCTTCTTTCTAGCTCTCTTTCATATTCATCTTGTCTCTTCCATAAACCAAAAGCATCTTCTTTTGATTTTTGTTCTTCTCGGGAAGCTACAGTGTTTGCTATTCCGTATTGGGTAAGTCTAACACTTTGAGGTTCTAGATTTACAGAGGCAAAGTTGGCTCCGCTTCGAATTACATCCTGCGCTCCTGTTGTTCTGCTTTGAGTTGCAAAGCGCATTAAGTTATCCTTACCCACAATTGACTCTTGCCCGTATGTTCCTGGGGTGAATAATCCACCTACAGCCATTGTTTGGATAGCTCCCCTGTTAAGCGCTGACATGAAATCGACACCATATTTTGATACAGCGTCCCTACGCATCACAAACTCGCCCCCTGTGAGCATAGTCGGAATATCATCTCTTACTCCCGAACCACCAGTTATCATCCCTCCACTATTAGCCGCCCCAAACAGCGATCCAATCCCAGAGGTTAAATTGCTCATCGCGGCTCTCATATTTGCTCGCGCCATATCTAAAAAGAAATCTGCCGCAGCCATTCTAAGAGTTTCTCCTAAATTTTTTCCTTTAGCAATCGCATCGACTAGTCCATCTGAAATTTTATTAGTAAATGATGTAGCCGCAGTAACTAGCTCTGTGGTTAATTGGCTTCTGATTTCTTGCTGAGTAAAAACAAAAGCATCTTCCATCTTCGCGGTAATAGTGTCGTTGACATCGGCTCGCTCTTTTTCTATCTCAAGAAGCCTTCTCTCTGCCGCTTCTAACTGCTCTGTATTAAGAGTTCCATTTCTTTGAGCCAGCGCTATCTCTTGTCTTATTTTCTCCTCTTCTATTAACATGGGAAGAGTTCTTTCAATTTGTCTACTTTCGGATCTTGTTCTAGCCAAAAACATTTGATCCTTCGCTTCTTTAAATCGAGCACCTCCTGTAATTTTAGCCAAAGACAAAGCTCCTTGTGGAGTGCCTTCTAAGCCTCTACTCTTATCAGTATCTAACTGTGTAATTATCTCCCCTCTAAGGTCTCTAGTTGTTAATAAATTTACTTTTAATTGCTCTGCCTGTGAGCTTAAGCTCTTTGTAAACTCACCAAGAAGTTGCAGGTATGATTTAAATTTTCCAACATTGTCTGTTCTCCTCTTTAAAAGCAATTTTTCCTGATCTGCTTCTATCTGTGCCAAACCAGCCCTTCCAACTCCCTGTTCTCCCACCACAATAGCTTTTTCTACTAAATCTTTATCTTTTTCATCAAGCTTATTTATTCCTCTAACACCTGGAACCCTCCTGACTCCCGTTTGTATGGTTTCCGTAAGCCCTGTTTCTGGATTAAGAAAAGTTTTCTCAAGGGTGGGGATCTCACCAATGTCCAATTTCTTGCCACTCAACAACTCTCTCAATTTAGCTATTCCGTTTCCTAGTGCCTCTATTCCACCCTCATCAACTAATTTGTTTATCTCCTTAATGCTATCCGCAGTAAGCGTTCCGCTTTCTTCTAGTTCATCTATTTCATCCCTAAACTTTCTTATTGCTGTAGCCTCGGCCTCCTCTACGCCTAAGTCTGCAAGGGCTTTTTCAAATCCTAATTTTTGAGCAGCCTTGGATTCTTCGCTAGCACCAAATTGTGTATCTACGGCATTAAGGCCAAACTGTAAAGCTTGCCTTCTTGCCTCAAAACCAAGATCCTCAATTCCCTCATCCCTAAGGCGTTCAGTTGCCCTATCTCTTTTGCGGTTTTCTAGTTCTTGGTTTATTTCGAACTCTATTTTCTTTTGTTGTTGACTTATACTTAAAACTTTTTTCTTTGCATCGAATTCTTTAGTTATTAATTGACCCCTCTTAGTCATTCTTTCCAACGAAGCATTAATAATATCCGCATCATCTGAATCTATAGAAGCTATACTCCTTGCAATGCTTAATCGGTTTTCTTCTGAGGTTATTTGTTGTAAAGTTAGACCATTGATGTTGTCTTCTATAATTTTAAGTGAGTCTTTATTTGTTACTAAATTTTTTATTTTATCTACTTGTGCATCTATAAGCTTTGACTGTTCTTCGGTCTCCTGTTTCCTTAGGGCATCTCGCTGTAAGGTTTGTTCATCTAAGAAAAGCTGTTCCTCACTCGTTTGCTTATTAGCCTTTCTTGCTGCTATTTGCAATTCTACATCGCTAGCAATTTGTGATTCTATTCTGGAGATTTCTAGTGCGGTTTTAAGTCTATCTTTAGCAATACTAGATCTGACTTGATCTAGTTTTTCTTCTTTTTGCCTCCTACCTTGGCCGAATCCACTTCTAAATCTTTGTTCTGCTCCAGCGATTACAACGTCAGGATTAACGCTCTCTTCTAGAGCACGTTCTCTGAGTTGCTTTTCTAATCCAAAACGAAGACTTGTCGCTCTCGACCCAGGAGCAACTCCTGCGGATTTTGCCTTATCTTCAAGATCTATCAGTTCTATAAATTTGTCCTGATCTTCTGCGGAGAGTCCAGTCGTAACTCTGTTTATGGTTTCTTGTGCATTAACTCGCTCCCTGAGAGCCTTCATTTCTGTCATGAAGGGATCAATATCCTCTTTAGGATCTAGTTTGTCTTTTCCTCCTCCCCTCTCAGCCAGTCTGTCTATAGCCGCTTGCATCGCCTCTTCCGAAACACCTTGTTGTGCCGTCATTTCGATGGAAGCGGTAATGTCTTTCCATATTTGAGAATCCCTACCTCCTTTAATTGCTCCACCAATTCCTTTCCACCACGCCGATCTCGCGTCTTTCTGTGTCGCCACAAACTCTTGTGCTCTTTCAGTCGCGCCTTCTTTTATATCTTGTTTTAACTCGGCAGGAATTTTTAAAGAATTAAGCTCTCTAGATGTATTCTTAGCAGCTAAAGCTAAGTCTTCAGCATTTTTTGCTACTGTGGCATTGGCTCCACTGCTTTCATCGAGACCCTTCTTTAAAAGTATCAGTCCAGTAGCAACAATACCAACTGGGCCAGCAAGCCTCAACAAAGCTCCACCAGCGACCTTTAAACCTCCCATTAAACCCGTCATTGCCGCTTTACCAGCTAATCCTCCACCTCTCAATCCTGCCCCTACAATACCTCCAGTTTTCATTCCTCGCGATGCTGCTGTTCCTATGCCCTTAAACATTTGACCTGATCGCCCAAAGTTACCACCACCTCTAAGTAGACTCGATGCTCCAAATTTTCTAGCTAATGGATTCCCGAATGATAGAGCCGCCCCAATTCCCTTAGAGACACCACCTAGTCCCCCAGGCATCATCATGGCAACACTAGCTGCAATAACTGCCCCATTTAATATTTTCATTGAAGCCGCAACCTTCTCATTCTCCCCAGTTAAACCCCCCAGCATTCCACTAGCCATTTGTATGACAGTAGTAAACAATAGAAGTTTTCCAACCGCATCACTCATGCCCCCTTTGAAACCTTCCATGTCGCCACCTGCTCCTTTTGAAGCTTTAGCAAAACTAGGAATAGCGCCCGTAGGCTCATCTCTAGTATTGGTAACTGCAAGACCTAATGGGTTTCTTGCATTTCTAAGGCCAGCATCTTGGTTAATTCTTATCTGATTAATTGGAAGGCCCGCACCTCTTTCTCTTTCGACAGCCATATCGAGAGGGCTTATTGCAAAGTTAGGAATATATCCTGAAGCTGCTGTTTTGCCGCCCCGCCCTTTTTTAATTTGTGCTGTAGTCGGGAAGCCCCTTTCAGTGGCCTGTCTTGAAATATATGCTTTATCCCCCCTTAAGGCTTTAGATATAATTGTTTGCACAGCTTCATTTGTAGCTGTTCTCTTTGCGTCAGCCCTAAACATTCTTCCTGATGATCCAAGAAAGCCCCATGTATCCATGAACTGTTGACTTGCAGGACCGCCCTCCTCAAAATCAAATGGTTCCTGCTCTGTAGTGTGGTTTTTAAATTCTTCAATACCTTTAGCCCCTTTTGTTACAATCCTTACCGCCGATTCAAAAATACCACCTTCAACTGCGCTTGAGAAGAGGCCAACTCCCTTCTCCGTCTGAGCTACCTTACTAACTTGATTTGAAAGTTTTGTCGCCTCATCATTACTAAATGTAGAGCCTATAATTTTGCGACCATATTGAGCCAAAGGATTAGCAAAAAGTTGAGCTAATAAATTTCTGTTCTTTCTGGGGCTATGAGGACTTTTTCTCTTTAATCCTGTTTTAAAATCATTTTCTAAATCACGAATTTGGATGCCTTTAAATGTAATTTTATTTACCCCTCTTCTCTTTAAAACCTTTGCCAAGGGAGCGCTAAGAGTATCTACGTTTGCAAAGGAAGTGTCTGTTTTTTTACTCGCAAACATTGCGGCAACGCCATATTTGCTAGCATCAACAACCAAGTTGCCACCAGCTACTGACGGGACATTGCCAGAAGCAAAAGCTTTTTTAATGTCAGATGTATATATTTTTTTGTCAATCCCAGGAACTTGATAACCTTTGGTATCTCCAATTCTGTATTTCTCTATTCCTTGCCGACCAAAACCACGAAGTATTTCATTTATATCTCTACCAGCAAAATTAGGTATATATCCAGTCGCCGCCCTTAAAGCTTTAGCTCCAGAAGGCATTCCCATGCCAGCAATCATGTCTTGATTGAAGATAGCTGAGCCTCCACCAGCATAATTAGGGACAAGAACCTCGCTTGTGTTGGCTATCATCGTTCCCTTTTGACCACCCCCAAAATTGAAATTAGGAATAGCTACGGGTCGTGCTGAAGCGGGTGCTCCACCCACTCCTCTGGCAATATCCATTTTTTCCTGACCATAACCCCTCACAGCATTAAAGTTAGGAATTTCTGCACCATAACCCCTCACCGCATTAAAGTTAGGAATTTCTGAACCATAACCTCTTACTGCATTAAAGTTAGGAATATATCCCCCTGCCCCTCTTCCTCCACGAATTCTAGAAGTTCCACTTAAAACCCCAGGAGCCACTCTTGCTGCAATCGCTTGCATGCGAGTCATTATTGCCAACTGCTCATTTAGTGCGGTTGTAAAGAATTTAGTTTGTGCTGCGCGTTTTTGTTCGGTGCTTAAAGTGCTATTTTCAATAGCTAAAATCTGTTGCTGAATACCCTTATTGCCCAAAAGAGTCGAGGCTATCTGTCCTTGAATGGCGGCTTGATCTTTAGCTGTTTTATTTAGCCCAAAGAAAGTCTGCAATGAGACTGTTCCAAACCTTACTAAGTCAATGGTCAACTTGGCAATAATAGCCCCGAAGATAGCCAACCCAGGTCCACTTAAAACATTGCTAATTCCTTTAACTATACCTTTAGCAAAATCGCTTCCTACACCCTCTCCTTCAAGAAGATCTTTAATGTTAACCACTAAATTATTAAAAAAGCCTAATATGTTTTTCAGGCT